AAATCCAATTCGACCAAGCAGCCCTCGAAGAAGTCGCAGGTGTCGCAGCCCGCAACGGCTCAACCGGCATCGACCTCGGACGTCTCGTCTATCGTGCCGCGTTCAAACGCGGAGCAGCAGCACCAACTTTCACCGCACCAACCGCAGCCAAGACTGCGCTGGGTGGTGCCGACGCGGACCGCATCCGAGCCATCTACCGTGCTTACGGGCAACGCCCAGATGACGACCAGATTGCCCGCATCTTGGCACAAGAAACCGACCCCGCGAGCGGTGTCGTAATGACCGAAGACATGCTACGGAATAATTTGCGTGACTTGGCGAAAGTGTCCTACAAACCGTTCGCTGACCTGTTGGACCGTGGCGTGTCGGTACAAACCATTTTCTCGCCGTATCAACAGATTGCTGCAAGCGTGTTGGAGCAAACACCTGACCAGGTGGCGTTGATTGACGACCGTGGCGTACCGACGAAGTTTGCTACCGCGTTGATGGGTAAGGAGCCGATGTCGTTGACTGAGTGGATTACTACTTTGAAGTCTGACAACAAGTATGGTTGGCAGTTCACGAATGAGGCGAAGCAGCAGGCTACTAATTTGGTGATGGATTTGGAGAAAGCGTTCGGGTACCGAGCATGAGTGACATGAGTTTCACGTTCCCTGACATTCCCGTTTCCGAGCAGGACATTGCAACGTTTACTGAAGGGTTCTTGCAGACGCAAGAAGGTCAACAACTTTCCGAGATTCTTCAGGCGCAAGGCCAAGAGCCGCTCACCGTCCCTGGCGGCGGTGGCGGCGGCGGTGGCGGCGGCGGTGGGGGCGGCGGCGGTGGGGGCGGTGCCGGCGACACAACAGGCGGAGATGAAGACACTGGTGGTTTCGAGGATGCTGCAACCGCTTTTGCCCAACAGCAAGCCGCACAACGCCAAGAAAACGCTTTCAGCATCGTCAACACCTTCCTCCAACGCGCAGGACTACAAGGCCTAGAAGCCCAAATCCGTTCCCTCCTCGCACAAGGAATCGAAGACTCCGACGCCATCCTGTTCAACCTGCGAGACACCGAACAATTCCGCACCCGCTTCAAAGCCAACACAGCCCGCGCATCCAAAGGACTCCCAGAACTAGACCCAGCCACCTACATCGGCTTGGAACAGCAATACCGTTCAGTTCTCGTAGCCAACCGTCTACCAACAGAGTTCTACGACTCCCCCGACGACTTCCAAAAACTCATCGAAGGTGACGTCTCCCCCTCAGAGTTCCAATCCCGCATCAACGAAGGATTCGCAAGAGTTCGAGACGCAGACCCCGAAGTCCTCAACACGCTCCGCCGCTTCTACCCAGAAGTCGGCAACGACGACGCAGCCCTCGCCGCCTACTTCATCGACCCAGTACGCGCCAACACAGTCCTCCAACGCCAAGTCGAAGCAGCCCGCATCGGCGCCCGCGGCAGAGAACAAGCAGGATTCCAGTTCGGTCCCGCAACCGCCGAAGATTTGGTGCGTCGCGGCTACACCGCAGAACAGGCACAGGCGGCGTTCCAGCGGGCAGGACAGTTGGCTGGTCTGTATCAAGAGATGGGTGGGGAAGAAATGCTCACCGAACAACAAAAAGTTGGTGCCGCGTTCGGATTCGATGTTCAAGCACAACAAGCATTGGAACGTCGCCGCGCCCAACGTGTCGCAGAGTTCGCTGGCGGTGGGGCATTTGCCCGCACCACAGGCGCCACATCAGGCACCGTCGAAACAGGAGTCGGTACAGCCCAGTAGGGTACTTGACATCAGTAGCCGGTGTGCTACTCTGAGTGATGTCATAACGACAACAGCCACCAGGAACCTCCAACCTGGTGTGGGTAAAGGAGTGAGCCAATGTCAAACATCAACGAGTTCGAAGACGACACTGTTGACGAGGCACCGAAAGACCCCGTGCGAGCACGGATGCGTCTACTGGAAAAGGAAGCCGCTGAACTGAAGAAACAGTTAGCGGAAGCCGAAGCAGTCAAACGCGAAATCGCTTTCATCAAAGCCGGAGTCCCAATGGACAATCCGGTCGCAAAGTATTTCGTGAAAGGCTACGACGGCGAAGTCACTCCAGAAGCCATCCGACAAGCAGCGGAGGAAGCGAATCTCATCGCTAAGGCAGCGGACAATGCGCAAGCAAAGTCTGAGGCTGACGCTTGGAACCGTATTACGAAAGCCCAGCGTGCAGGTGAGACAAGCGAACCGATGGTCGATTGGAACACCAAGTTGAACCAGGCTCGTAACGAGCAAGAGGTGATGCAGATTTTGGCCCAAGCAAGACAAGAAGCAGAAAACATCTAGCCCGCACAGGTCAGACCTGTCGGGAAAGGACAGGACATGACCAAGACACAGACGAGCGACCTGCTCACAGACCAGGTTGCTTTTGACAGGATTGCGTACTTCGCACTCCGCAGCGAACTGTTGTTCGACGCGGTGGCAGACGTGATGCCAGTCGCACAAGCAATGCCAGGTTCAAGCGTGAAGTTCACAATCTTCAACGACTTGACCGAGAAGACCAGCACCCTCACCGAGGACACCGACGTCACCCCAGTGGTGATGGGCGACTCCCAGGTTGAAGTTGTGTTGGCTGAGTACGGCAACGCAGTGAACACGACCGCCAAGTTGCGTGGAACTTCGTTCCTCGACGTGGATGCGGCAGCCGCCAACCTCGTTGGTTACAACGCCGGTATCAGCATCGACGGAGTTATCCGCGAAGTGCTGTCGGCTGGTACCCACGTGGTGTACGGTTCGGGTGGCGCAGACCTCCCGACGTCGCGTGCAACCGTCGGTTCGGACGACAAAATCAAGGCGAACGACGTCCGCAAGGTTGTCGCCGCTCTCCGTAAGGCGAACGCTGTTTCGTTCAACGGAATGTACATGGGTTACATTCACCCCGACGTGTCATACGACCTCCGTTCGGAGACCGGTGTGGCTTCGTGGCGTGACCCGCACGTGTACAGCGACCCAGCCAACATCTATAACGGCGAAATCGGAGCCTTCGAAGGTGTGCGTTTCATTGAGACGCCGCGTGCGAAGATTTTCGAGAACGCTTCGGATGGCTCTGGCTCATCGACGGGTTCGTCGGCAACGGTGGACGTGTACTGCACGCACATCGCAGGCCGTCAGGCTCTCGCGAAGGCGCACAGCATCGTTGATGGCAACGGTCCGTTCCCGCGTGTTGTGCGCGGTCCGGTCGTTGACGTCCTCCAGCGTTTCCAGCCGGTCGGCTGGTACTGGCTGGGTGGCTACGCACGATTCCGTGAGGCTTCGCTGCGTCGCATCGAGTCGGCGTCGAGCATCGGCGCTAACTGAACTAGTTAGTTCAGTCAACTGAACGTGGGGGTGGGTGGACGTTCCCCTGGTCCGCCTGCCCCCGCTTCTGTTTTTCTGCTATCATCTGAGGCGAGGTAACTGATGTCTGGTATTTCTAACTACGCTGAGAACAAACTTCTCGACACGCTCCGCGCCCAATCTTTTTCCGTAAGCAACGTCTACGTCAAGTTGCACACTGGTGACCCTGGTGAGGATGGCACGTCTAATGCGGCAACTGAGACGACTCGTGAAGAAGTTACCTTCTCTGCTGCGTCGAGTGGTTCGATGGCTTCGTCTGCGACGGTTGAGTGGACGAACGTGTCCACGACTGAGACGTACACGCATTTCTCGTTGTGGGATAACGCTTCGGCTGGTAACTGTTTGTGGAAGGGTGCGTTGTCGTCTTCTGCTGCTGTGACTGCCGGCGACACTTTCCAAATCACGTCGCTTACGTTGACGCTGGATTGAGGTGAGGTAGCCGGATGGCTACTGAGACGCTCGATTTCAGTTTCGGGTATCGCAATACCCCTGGTTTCTTTGTTGGGTTGACCGTTGTTCAAACCACTGCGACAGCAGCGGGAGCAGGTGCAGCAACGGCGTCAGGTCTACGGACAGTTCTACGGACTGCCACAGAGTCAGGGTCAGGTTCATCATCAACTATTAGTGTGCGCATTGTTGCGCGTACGGCACTCGCCGCCGGTACCGGTACAAGCACTGTTGTTGGTGCGCGACTTGTTGACCGTTCGGCTACTGCGAGTGGTCAAGGGACTACGGATGGTGGTGCTGTCGGGTTGCACATTGCGCCTCGTACGGCGACGGCTTCTGGTGCGGGGGGTTCTGATGCGGTGCGGGTGGTTATCAAACTGCGCACAGCCACCGAATCGGGTGAGGGGTCATCTAGTGCCACACCGCTTCGTATCGTGCCTCGTAGCGCATCTGAAGCAGGCTCAGGGGCATCCAGCGCCGATGGTCAAGTTACCCGTGCCCGCATCGCCACAGCGTCAGGTGAAGGTACGTCAAGTGTCAGCCAGTTGCACATCGCACCCCGCACCGCTACTAGCCCAGGTGCAGGCTCATCGTTGGTTGCTGGATTTGCTACTCGTGCCCGTACCGCCACCGGCTCAGGCACAGGCGGCAGGAACATTGTGTCGGCTCGCGTCTGTCAACGCACCGCCACCGCTTCGGGTGTGGGTGGGCAGTCGAATACGGTTGTGAAACTGCTACTGTTCCGCACCCCATCCACCACCGAGATACGGGCAGCAGACCGTTACGACGACTCGATAGCAGGCCTGTTGTTCCGTTACGCCGAACCCACCTACGCAGGCGTCAACGTCTACAAACTGGTCGACGGCTCCTTCACCGAGGTTGAGCAACGGGAGTATGAACGCATCGCCAAGATTTATTACGGCGGTTCCAAGAACTTCGTAACCCAACAAGAGAAGGATGAGTTGATTGCGGCAGGCTACGGTAGTTACGTAACATGAGTACTTTCAGACCGCCGACCGACGACTTCATGGTGTTGGGCATCCCACCCAAAGAGTTCGATTCCCAAGAGGTACGTATCGCGTATTCGTTGTTCAAACATTTCGATGCTGAGCCGCGTGGACGAAACGTGTTCCTGCTGACGAACGGCACGTACACGGAGAATGAGCCGAACGAGATTGCGACTATTGCGAAGGTGTATTGGGGTGGGTCGGATAATCCGGTGACGGCTGACGAGGTTGCTAGTCTTACTGCGGCAGGTTACGGCGCATACATCTCGTAGGGGACTATGAAACACGCAGAAACACATCCAACTCTTGATGTTGAAGGCTGTTTCGCTTGCCGCATTAGCCATGTGCGGATGTCTGGGGTGGCGATGCCAACCCGCCGCAACGTCTCAGCGTTGAACGCTAAAGAGAAACAATGGGGCAAAGACATGGATGCCTACAAACGAATACGCAAATCTGGTGGACAACCAACCAAGATTGACGGCTCGGACCGTATCGAAAAAACTGTGGACTGATGCGTCTCACCATCTACATTCCGACGTTTCAACGCGGCGAACTCGTCAACTGTCTCGAATCCATCCTGCCACAACTGAACGACCAGGTGCGTCTTATCGTTTCGGATAATGACCCTGAGCAGTCTGCCCGCCGATACTGTCAAGATGCCCGCATCCTGTATTCGCACAACTTCCTGAACGTTAGTGCCGACGGGAACTGTTTGCGTTCCCTGAACTCCACGAACGACGACTATCTGTGGGTGTTCGGGGATGACGACATCATGTTGCCTGGTGCTGTTGAGGCGACACTCAACATGATGAACGGTCAAGACAGAATCATTCACATCGGTGAACAGCACGGTGAGGTGACGGCTGGGTTTGATGGGACGACAGCCGACTGGATGGATGCCCTTGAAGACAAGTCGATGGTGGTTGCTTCCACGTTGTGTTCGATGAATGTGTGGCGTCGGGAAGCGTTGGATGCTGCGAGCGGCATCAGAGGTTTGGATACCCGTAACGTGATGTGTTGGGCTGGTTTGGATGCGACGACGGTGACGGTTGCCGACAAACCGTATGTGCATGTCGGAAGAAACCACCCGTATCCGTTCCCCCATTTCGGGCGCTCAATGGACCTGTACCTTGTTGCGTTGCGTGTGCATCACGGGAACAAGACGCCGTTCACGATGCGTGACGCGAACCGTTGGAATTACACGAACGCATGAACGACTTCTTCCATTCAGGTGCATGGTCGCCACGCCACTACGACGTGTACACCGGCGGCACATTCGACCTGTTTCATTGGGGGCATGTGAACCTGTTGCGTCAATGCCGTGACATCGCCGGCACAGGGATGGTGACGGTCGGGTTGAACACGGACATGTTCGCAGCCACCTACAAACGCAAACCTGTTTGTTCGCTGGAGGAACGGTTCGCCGTGGTTGAGGCGTGCCGCTATGTGGACAAGGTTGTCGTGAATTGGGGTGGCGCTGATTCTCGTAGGGTGGTGGATTCGGTGCGCCCGAACTTTGTTGTGGTGGGTGATGATTGGCGGGACCGTGACTACAACACGCAGATGGGTTGGGATGAGTCGTGGTTGGCTGACCGTGACATCAAGGTGTTGTTTGTGCCGTACACGAAAGAAGTTTCTACTTCGGAGATTCTTTCTCGCTTCTCGTGAACTATCAGCATTGGCATGGGTTGACCGACGGCAGGTTCGGCTACGGGTCGATGGTGAACGGGTTTTTGGAGCATGTGCCGAGAGGTGTGATGTTGCATGAGCGGGCATCGGTGGCGGTTCACATGGGAGTGCCGTTCGCTACGAAAGGATTCTTGGAGGGGCAGTGGAAGGTGAACTTTACGATGTGGGAAACAGATGTCCTACATCACAGGTTCATTGGTTGGATACCGCAATACGACCAGATACTTGTCCCTTGCGAACATAATGTTGAGTTGTTCTCTAAGCATCACAGCAATGTTTCGTATGTGCCGTTGGGGGTGGACGGGAACGTGTGGCGGCCTATCGCAACTGAACCGAATGAGAAGTTTCGGATTCATGGCGGCGGCTCACTATGGAAACGGAAAGGATTAGACATCCTCGTTCAAGCGTGCCGGCTACTGAAGTTTGACCACGAACTACACATCAAACTCGCACCGCACGCACGAGACAACCCGCCCCTAGACACCATGCCCGAAGTCAGATTCCATCGGAACTGGATGAGCCAAGACGACCAGTTGCAGTTCTTCAATCAAGCAGACATGTGGGTCTGCCCATCAAGAGGTGAAGGATTCGGACTCATCCCACTACAAGCCATCGCCTGCGCCAAACCCACAATCATCACTGCTACCTCTGGGCAGGCACAGTTCGCCCACCACGCCCTAGATGTCCTACCCCACTGGAAGTCTGCCTCTGGTGGCCCTGGGCGTTGGGATGAATCCGACCCAGCAGCCCTAGCCGAAATGATTACCTATCACTACAACCATTTCGAGGAAGCGAAACGGGTAGCGGCAGCGAAACGGGATGCGGCAGTCCAACAGTTCTCATGGCTGAAAGCATCCCAAAAACTTGCTGCCGCAGTCCCCGAAGGGCACCTGTTGACGGACCGTAAGTTTGTGCCGATTGACTGCAAAATCGAGTTCGAGGTGAATCGGGCGACCGAGGCGTCGGTGAATGGTAGGGAGAAGCGGTTCGTGCCTGGGGTGAAGTATGTTGAATCTGAGGGCGTGTTTGAGGTATTGTGGCACGCAGGCTACATCAACAAAGGACCACTATGAAAAACCGTAAAGTCAAGAAGGTGATGGGGGAGTACAAGCGTGGAACGCTGAAGTCTTCTTCCGGTAAGAAAGTGAAGTCTCGTAAGCAGGCGGTGGCTATTGCCATGTCGGAGGCTCGTCGTGGCAAAAAGTAGGAAAGCGTTCTGGGATAAAAAGAACCCGAACAAGAAATCGAAGCCTCTAAGCCCTAAGCAGAAGGCTGCTGCTAAACGTCGTGCCGCTAACGCTGGACGCCCGTACCCGAATCTCGTCGATAACGCTTGGGCGAAACGCCAATGAGTATCAACTATCGCGGCGAACGATTCTCCGGTTACAACAAGCCGAAAGCCACCCCGAACCATCCGAAGAAATCCCATGCGGTACTTGCCAAATCTGGTAGCCAAGTGAAACTGATTCGTTTCGGGCAGAAGGGTGTCAAAGGCTCCCCAGAGGGCACTGCCCGCAACAGGGCGTTCAAGGCTCGCCACGCGAAGAACATTGCCAAAGGCAAGATGTCGGCGGCGTACTGGGCTGACCGCGTAAAGTGGTAGAGTGTTTCGGTAACACGAAGGAGAACAACGATGCCTCTGCCTAAAATGAAGAAGGGTGATGTCAACGCGCCGATGCGCGGTAAGAAGTCGCCCAAGATGCGTGCCGCCACCCCGAAAACAAAGAAGGGTAAGCGCACCCGCAAAACTTCTGCGAAGGCGCAAGCCGGTTCGTTTCCAGGATACGGGAGTTACACCTACTAGATGACGACAGTTGCGACGGTCCTGAACAGGGCTTCGCGTCAGATGTTGGCAGGGGTCGTTGAAGAACGCAACAAGTTGGCGGCAAGCCTCACGAGTGGTGACACGAGTGTTGTCACTACTTACGATTTGGGCGGCCTTCGCACTGGTTCTGTATTCGAAATCGAATCAGAACTTCTCTACGTTTGGAACGCGAACCCTGCGTCCAAGACGCTTACGGTCGAGCGCGGTTATGCGGGCACGACTGCGGCATCCCACACTTCGGGGGCGATACTAACGCTCAGCCCTCGGTTCCCGCGGGCACAAATGTTGGATGCAGTCAACGCCGAACTAGACGACCTATCATCCACGATGAACGGCTTGTTCCGTGTCATCACAGTCGACCTTACCTACAACGGGTCCGACCGGCAAATCAACATAACGAACTCAGGCACCATCATCGAACTGTTGGATGCACGACTACGTTACCTTGCCGACGACTACCCAGTGTTGAACTCTGTGCGTCTACAAACAGGTTTACCGACCACCGATTTCGCATCAGGGAACACACTCGTGTTCGATGAACCAGTCATGGCTGGCACCGTGCGCGTCCGCTACAAGGCGCCGTTTGCTCGCGCCACAACAGAAGCATCCGACCTGACAACCGACTGCTTCCTACCCGCCACATGTGACGACATCGTTGAAACCGGTGTCATGTTGCGGATGATGAACGCCCGCGAAATCAAACGCAACTTCACCGAATCACAAGGCGATACACGTCGACCGGATGAAGTTCCGCCAGGTGCGGTACGTGACTCGTCCGCAAGTTTGGCGCGTCTGCGACGTGAACGAATTATTGCTGAAGCCGCACGATTGAAGGCACAGTACCCAATCAAGTTTAGGAAGTAGTCGATGGCTACGCTTACGCGTTTCACTGACGCTTTCCTACCAGCGGCAAGTTTCTACACCGGTACTGGGGCAACCCAACTTGTTCCCGATGTTTTCCCCGTTGCCATCAACGGTCGCCCGTACATGTTGGACATGAAATCGAATCAGTTCACTCGCCAGTTTGATGCGCGTGTTCGTGATTCGGTTGACCAGTCAACTGAGCCTGGTGAGTCGGCTTTGAATCCGCAGGGGTTGTGGC